GGTATTCTGTGGGCGCAAATATCGAACATTGCCGAGACGCGACCCGATGTTACCATGGGGCACAAGAGGGTAGATCTCAAGTACGAGAGTACATCCCTGGCGTTCATCGAGGGCCTGACCGTACCAACCACCGGGACCGTTGAGAACAGGGAGGGCCGCTTCTCGGGCAAGCATGCCCCATTTCTGATGTTCATCGTGGATGAGGGGGATACGATCCCCGACGAGGTATACAAGGGCATTGAATCCTGTATGTCCGGCGGGACCGAGGTCCGGCTGCTTATCATGTTCAACCCGAGATATCAATCGGGGGAGGTTTACCGGATGATCAGGGACGGGCGCGGGCGTGTGGTCACGCTCTCCGCGTTCAACCACCCGAACGTACTGACCGGGGAGAACGTCATTCCCGGTGCCGTGACCAGGGCGACCACCATCAGGAGAATCAATCAGTGGTGCAGGCCGCTCATGCCAAACGAGGAAGGTACGGCTATATTCACATTGCCGAAGTTTCTTGAAGGCCAGACAGCCAAGGCCCCGGACGGCGCGACGTATCCTCCGCTCAAACCCGGGCGGTATGAGATTCAAAACTCCGCGTTCTCCTACATGGTCCTCGGCCAGTACCCGGCGCAGGCATCGGATCAGCTCATATCTACCGAGTGGATCTATGCGGCAAGGGCCAGGTACGACGCATACGTTGCGGAGCATGGGGAGATACCGCCTGCCGGAATCAGGCCGATCCAGGGGCAGGACGTTGCGGAATTTGGCAACGACTACAATGTGGCATGCTTCCGGTACGGGGGATGGGTGGCCCCGATGATCCTCTGGCATGGCGTGGACACGATTACGAGCGGGGAGAAAGCCGCGATGGAGTACAAGGCCAGGAATGCATACCAGGCAAACGTGGACGGAACGGGCCTTGGCGCGGGTGTCGCTCCTCACATGGTCAAGCAGGGATGCACGGCGTTTTCGATCAAGGTCGCATCCAAGCCCACGTTCAAAACCGAGATGGGGGAGTTCGGCATCCTGAACGATCAACTTGCATGGTCGGTTCGTGAATGGCTTCGTACAGATCCAGGCGCAATGCTGCCTCCCGATGAAATGCTCATCGAAGAACTGCAAACACCCACATATAAAAACGATAAAGGAAAGATAAGGATCATGGACAAAGATACGATGAAAGAAGTCCTTAAAAGATCACCGGATAGACTGGACGCGCTGAAACTCACGTTTGCGCCGAGCGAGACAGTGCTCGACCCGCTCGATCTTGGGGCATGCGCGGTATAAAAACACACAAAGGAGAAGACCCAATGAGTCACAAACAGGCGAAAGCGGCAAGAAGGCAGGTAACGGCAAGCATCCTCATCACGGCATATGCGGACGGGAACCTGGACGTGAAAGGCATCCCGAACAACTACGATATGGGGATGAAGATGATGGGATCGGCCACCAATGCGGTCCACGGGTATTTCATCCAGCAGGCCCTCAATGGCAACATGGACAAGAACGGCAACGTGGCGGCGAAACTGATTCAGGAGCCCACGGAGGAGCAGACGGATAAGGTCGTGGAGATGGGGAAGAAGTAAATGCAGAAGCCCTACAACCGCCACTTCAACGCCGAGCAGGGAACATCGCTCCTGTACTTCAAGGATGCGGAGCGCGGCGAGTATTATGTTCGTGGCGGTATCTGCTTCCCGATGTTCGTAGACGGCACTCCGCCGGACGTGTTCGGGTATGCGGTCCTCGGGTGCCAGGACATCAATACCGGCGTGGTGAGCATCTTCGAGCATCAGCCGTACCACGTCATAGACAACATCGTCGAGAATGGCGAGATCCTGCACCAAGGGCTTGCCTCATGGTTCAACATGTGCTGGTCGCGGTACTACGGGCGCAAGTTCTTCTACTCCCAGGATTATGAGACATCCCGTAAGTACCGCCTGGACATCCACAGAAGCGGCATGATCCAGCCCAAGCCTGAGATCATAGAGATAGAGTCCTACGACGAAGCCGACAGGCAGCATATCGTATGGAGTTACGTCAAAATGAACAGGCTCAGATTCGAGGCGAACAGCACCATTCACATCCAGCTGGAGAACATGAAGCGCGGAGACAAGACGCCACACCCGGCGATCTATGCCCTGCAGGTGCTCTTGTGCGGCATTGACAGATTCCCGTATCGGAAAAAGGAGACAGCGTAATGGCGAAACTCATAAGCATGAAATTACCCAAGCCGAAGAAGGAAGACCTGAAGGCGCAGGCCGTCGGTATTTCATCGACGAGCGAAGAATACCCCTACTGCATGAGGCTACGGTTAGATGACGAGCGGATCACCGAGAAGCTGCCCATACTCAAGAAGCTGGACATAGACGAAGCCGTGAAGATCACGGCCAGGGCTTGCGTGACCTCCATCGACCTTGACAAGCGGCAGGGCAAGGATGGAACCACGGAAAGGCTGGCGGTCACAATCCAGATCGAAGAGATCGCCATCGAGCGAACCAACGCAGGCGAAGACGCATTCGACGAGGCCGCAGGAAAGAAGGGGTAAGTCATGCCAACAGGGAGCGTTTCAGTAAGCACTAAAATTACCGGCCTTTCGGCCTTCGTGAAGGACGTATGCTTTCATAACTGGAAGCAGAACCGACAGGCCATCTGTGAGCCGAAGTGGCAGAAGAACATCGACGCCTTCAACATGGTTTCAACCGGCATATGGAAGGCCGAGGAGGGCGAAGACTGGCGCTCCAACACGTTCATTCCGCTCACCAAGATGAAGATCATAGCGGCATGGTCAATCATCATCGACATGGTGCTGATGAACAACAAGCTCCCGTTCAACCTCCTGCCCTCCCCGTGGGATGACCTCTCTTCGCAGGAATTGCCCGACGAGTACAAGGACGCGATAGACAAGCAGATTTACGCCATGAAAAAGACCATCGACCAGCAGTTCGAGGACTGCCATGCGGACAGGGAACTTATGAAGTGCGTCATGGCCGATGCGATCTATGGCGAGTGCTATTCCAAGTTTTACGTTCATGAAGTGACTAGGAAGGGTTACATATCGTCCAGCATGGCCCCGGAGGGCATGAACGACCCGCAGGGTGAGCATGTCAGGTGGGAGCCCTACGAGGTAAATATTAACGCTCCCGGATGGGAATACATTTCCGTATGGAGCATTTACCGAGATCTTGAAACGGACGACCTCCAGGCCGGCGCGGGAATTATTCAGCATCAGCTCTGGTCTTCCTATGAGTTGGCGCAGAAGAAGGGCCTGGGTGAAACGGCGTACTATATCGACGAGGCGATTGACAGGGCCATATCCAACGCCCCTGAGCGAAATTCCAACGCATCCACACAGGACAGCAACAGCCTTCCTCCCGGCATGAGGGACATCAACAACCGGAACAAGAATATCGACGTGCTGGAGTTCTGGGGCCGCGTCCCCGCCAATATCGTTCATACCTTCGAGGCGGATCTTCTCGGGGAACAGCAGGACATGGGGCAGACCATCGAGGGCGAGAACGACGGCAACGAGATCGAGATCATGTGCATGATAGCCGGTGACGAGGTTATCCGTTACGCACGGAACGAACCCAGTCACAGACCGTTCTACCGCTCCGTGTGGGAGATCAACCTCGATAACCCCACAGGGCTTAGCCCCGCCGACAACCTTGAGGGCATTCAGCTTGTGCTCAACGGCGGCGTGAGGTGCTTCGAGGACAACAAGAAACTTTCGGGGAACGTGATGGGTATCGGAAATCTCGACAAGGCCCCGGCCTGGGACCGGAAATTCAAGCCGGGGCTCATCATCGACACCGACGATACGGTTGATGATGCGAGTAAGGCATTCCAGCAGATTGTTGTTGCCGACGTGGGGGATTCACTGCTCAGCCTCATCTCCCTGTTCGAGCGGTACGGCGATGATGCAAGCCAGATGCCCAAGATTATGCAGGGCGCTACCCTGGACAAGCGCAAGCCCGACACATTCAGCGAGCTGAACATGCTCATGCAAAACGCCGGAAAATACATCGGAGGGGTCATCAAAAACTTTGATGAGGGAACCCTTGAGCCCGTGTGTCAGGACTTCTACGACTACAATATGCAGGACCCGGATGTTACGGACGGCAAGGGCAATTTCATTGCCAAAGCAACGGG